TGTACTTTGAAAAGTTGAAGAAGTACATAAAGAAAAAAGAACAACAAGTAAAAAGATTGCAAAATGGTCAAGCCAACAATTAAACAACTGCAAGAAGAATTCGCTAAACACAAATATGATTTCGCAGTGAAATTTCATTTGGTTGGAATACGTTCACGCGCTAATGTTCCAAACCGATTTGATGATTTAGTTGGTGTTGTAAAAGACGATGAAGTGTATTGGTTTACTGCAACTACAAATGCAGGTCGACATTGGTTGTTAAATCTGATGAACCCAAAAGGCACTGCGATGGTTGTACCTAAGCAGTATAAAAATTCGTGGGTGTTAGGATATCACAAAGGGCAGTATAAAGCATTAACCCAATACGCACCAATTGATGTTTATCGCGATTCAAATAAGAACGAAATAGCTGAAGTAACAACCAACATTGAACGTGGTATTTTTGGAATTAACATTCATCGCGCAAATCCAAATGCAATAAGTACACTTGTTGAAAAATGGAGTGCAGGTTGTCAAGTATTGAATAACCCACAAGAATTTGCACAACTGATTTCTATGTGCGAAGCAAGTGGTAACAAGTTTTTCACGTATACTTTATTCAACGAATGGTTATGAGCCACGAAAACGAAACACATTTGATCCACAAAGAAATACAATTGCTGAATCGCAAAATTGATAGAGTGTTATTAACGTTAATTGGTGACGATGAAATGTTGCAAGAAGGATTAGTGAAGAAAGTTGAACGTCACGAACGTTATATTCAAAATCAAAGATTGCAAGTTGCGAAGTTTACGGGCATTGCAACTGGTATGGGCATCGTTGGTGGTTTCATTGTTGAATTGCTGATGAAGTTATTATGAAAGAATGGATTAACAATTTATTTAGTTATTCAAAAAGTGTTAGCAGTAAGAGAGTTACTGCTATTTTTATTGTAATTAATTTGATTGTATTAGCATACGTTGGAACATTCACCAGTTACATCGCACCACAATTTATGTATGATGCATTAGCAATTGTTGCAGGTGGTGTTTTAAGTACAACAGTTGTGGAAGCATTCACAAATAAAACCAATGGCACATCCAAAAACACAAGCGCATCTAATGGCGAAGAAAGTGTGTGAGCAGTTTGCAAACACACCATCACTAACACTTGCTAAAAAACTATTTGCAGAACACCCCGAAGTTTACACAGATGTTGAACACGCACGTTCACACATTCGAAAACTACGTGGTAAAACTGGTGTTGCAAATAGAAATAAAACAAAAGATAAAACATTGTTTGAAGATAAACCACGTGCGTTAAATCCATTCAAATTACCGAAATCGTATGCGAAGAAACGTCAACACATTGATGTGAAAGGTTCGAAGATTCTTGTACTATCTGATGTACATATTCCATATCACGACATCGAAGCATTAACACTTGCAATTGATACTGGTATTCAAGAACAATGTGACACAATTATTTTAAACGGTGACGCACTCGATTGCCATATGATTAGTGACTTTGTTAAAGACCCGAAGAAAAGAAAATTCAGCGAAGAACTTTATGCAATGCGCACGTTCTTGTTTGAATTACGTCAAGCATTTCCGAACGCGAATATATATTACAAAGAAGGCAATCACGAAGAACGTTATTGGCGTTATATGCGCGTGAAAGCACCCGAATTATTTGACATTGATGCGTTTGATTTTCCAACGTTAACGCATTGCGATAAGAACAGAATCATTTGGATCGATGGAAAAAGTAAATTGAATGTAGGTGGTTTGAGCATCTTTCACGGGCACGAATTCGGAAAGCAATTTATACCATCAGTAAACGTTGCACGTGGCTTGTATATGAAAGCAAAAGCTACTGCGATGTGTGGACATCACCACCAAACAGCAGAACATTCAGAGCGTGACATTAATGGAAAAATTATAACGTGCTGGGGTGTTGGTTGCTTATCTGAATTATCACCCGATTACAACCCATATTCAAAATACAATCACGGCTTCGCGATTATCACACGTGGTAATGGTAAAGATTTTCACGTTAAGAATTATCGCATTCACAATGGTCGATTGTTATGAAAGATATTTATACAACACTTGCAGTTTTATTTGTTTGGTGTGCGTTCACTTTGTACATCTTGAATAAAAAACAAACACCAGTTATGAATAACACAAAAGAAATTCAACGCATCGATAGTACGTTAAATGCAAACGCAGGTGAATTAAAACAATACAAATTACAACACCAAGAACTTCAAAAACAATTGTATGAAATCGATAATAAAAAAGCAGAGCGCACGAATAAATACTACATTGATTTTAATCGCATCAATAGTATTACTAATGTTGACGAACACGCGATTGATAGCGTGTACTATTACCTGCAAAAACTTGACGAGCAACGATACTTTGAACCCAACCGAACGCTACGTTTTGATTAACAAATTAATTTTAAGTGAACGCTATTTTCGTGACTTATCAGATATTCACGAACAAAAAATTGTGATGCTTAAAAAAGATATCGAATTGCAGTCAAAACAAATCAACAAATATGAGCAGAATGAAAAAGAATTCAGAACAAAAGTGAAGTTGTTAGAAGATGATAAACAAAATCTGCAATCGTCAAATAATAAATTGACAAAACAAAAAAAAAGTCAACGTGACGTTTTACTTGTTACAACTGGTGTTGCAATTATTGAAGGTCTTTTACTTTTTCTTCTTGTAAATTAAACTTCAATTTATCGAATGTCTTAATTAACTTCTTCGTGTAAAGCGAAGCATCCAAAAGTTCTTCGTAAAGATGTTGCAACCATTCTTGTTGCGTTAAATCAGTACGATCCATCGTGGTGTTATACGTTTCAACACCTTTCAATTCACGGTGTTTTAAATCACTAATTACTTCATCCAATAATTTACTCATTGTTACATCAAAATGTTTCGTTGTAGTATTGTTCCGCTTCGGGTTTGTAGTTATTCATTGAAAGGGGTGCAATCATCTCTCCCTTCATACCATTCAACCAAGCATCTTGAATCTCCTCCTTGTGCATTGCTTTAATAACACCATGGTTATTTAGCATCCACGCTTTGAAGTCGGAATCTGATAATAGGTTGAAAGCGTTGAATATAAAATCAACACTACTTTGTTTCTTGTTACTCATTGTTATGTCCATTCTAATTCATTAAAGTCATCACCAAAAGTTTCATTGAAATAATTTTCATTTTTAACAGAGTCTTTATGTCCTTGTTCATATGCTTTTTTTATTTCATCTTGGAACATTTCAGCAACTTGTTTTCGAACAATCTCCCATTTAGAACTGCTTCTCTCACCAATCACCCACAACTGATTAAATGTCCAGTCTAAACTATATACTTTGTTTTTTACATCTTTTGAATCTACAATAAAAGCTCTATATTCACCTTTATGGTCTACATATATTCTGGTGTCTATTTCATTTTTTATTGTTGACTGGTCTAAGTAATAGTATACAACTTGATTTGTCTTAAATTTTGATGTGTCAATAGATTTATCTACAAATGAAAATCTCCTACCATCAGAAGTAAATACTACCCAATCATTGTTTCCATATTCACACAAAATCCCAACTGCATAATCCAATTTTCGAACTTGTTTTTTTGGTTCTTCTTTTTCTGCTTTGTAAATTGTTACAATTTCTCCAAGTTTCTTTTCCATAATTTTTAGATTTCGCGTAAATAATCATTGTTAACAATCCATTCAGTTACTTCGGGCAGTTTGTGATACTGGCAACTTGCAATTTGTTTTGTAAGTTCGTCAAGAATCAAAGTTATTTCATCCATACGCACACCTTCAGTGTCCCAAAACGCTTTGATAACAACGTTGTGTTCTGTAAGAATCGTGCGCACTAACGCTTGTAATGATTGTTTAGTTCGATGCTTGTTGAACCATCTGATATTTTCGACTTCATCACACGCATATATTGCAACCTGCAACCACATTAATAGATTAATGACGCGTAATTTTTCTTCGTCTGTTTGCATTGATTTTTGTTTTTAGTTTTCTTCGTTGTGTTTCTTTTCAAGTATAGCACCAGCGCAAAATGACAAGTACATTTTCTCTTTTGATGTTAGATTTTTCGACTTGTGAAATTCAGTAAGAATATCACCAATTTGTTTTTGTTGTTGCACTAATGTCGATAGCATTGTGATTAGGAAGCGTTCGCGTTCTTGCGTTATTCCCATTGTTTCGTAGATGTATTTCATTGTGTGAATTTAGTTTATTTTTTTTTAACCGACAACATATTGTCCATAAGATGGATTGAGTTCGAAGAACATTCGCATCATAATCGCATCAGCTATATCGGGTGAAATTCCTTCGCGTAATTTGATTTGGTCTTTTGGTGTTACTTGAAGTTTTCCATCGACATCTGCACGATGGCGTTTAATCATTTCCAGTTCGCGCACAATTTGTTCTTTTTTGTCATTAACTAAAATCGTCAACTTGTTTTCTTCGATGTACTGCGCGAGTGTATAATAACATTCTGATTTTAGATTTTGATATTGTGGCTGCTTTGCTTTTGATCCATTGACAAAACCTCTGCATTTCAAATAATCCACAACACCACCACCAACACCATCTTCATCGCACACTACATTTTGCAATAACACGTTGTGATTTTTTGCTGTGTTGCGAATTTCATTCACTACTTCATCAATACTTGCTTTATGTAGCATTTTTAATTCAATAAGTGTTAATCCATTCCACACGCAAATGATGGTTCGGTCTTTACCAAATCGCGCAATGTCTGATGTTATGTATTTAGTTCCATCTAACAATTCATTGCGGAACATTCGTAACAAATTATCGGTTGCAAATAACTTATCTGAATCATCATCAAATTCCCAATTGCCTTCAAGCAAACGCTTTCTATCGTATTCGGGCAATCGTCTTAAAGATTCAATGTATGCTTGTGGTAAGTGTGGGTTATCAGTTGGCAATGCTTGAACAAATGCACGGTGAACTGGTAATTCGTTGTTGCGATACTTCAAATAAAATTCATTATACAACCAACCTTTCGATGGATTGCAAGACAAGAAACCTTTAGGTATTAAATTAAATTCATTCAACTTGTATCTACATCTTGAATGAACAATGTTAACTGCCTTTTCAGTTACCTCTGCAACTTCATCAATAAAGTAATCTGTAATTTCAAGCGACCCTAATGAATCGAAATTTGGATTTGATGGGTATGCAAACAAATCTTTTAATACAATTTCACTTCCATTAAAAAATGTAATCACATTCGTTTGACCATTGTAATTGTAATGCTTATCTGCAAGTAAACCAAAATCTGCACACGTTTCAAAGAATGTGTTGAGCGTTGTTTTTTTTAGCGTATCTAATTTGCTTCGACCAATAAGTGAACGTGTACCGGCATACTTCAATCGTCTTTGTATTTGCCACATACAACCAAACCTTGTTTTACCACCACCTGCACCACCACCATACAACACTTGTTCAACTGGTGAATCCGTTGCAAGATGCATCAATGCTTCGACTTGGCGTTGTAAATATTGTGGTTTGTACTGATTCATTAAAATAAACTTAATTGTAAATTACTTTTATCAAACAAATCAGAACGCAACATTTCTAAAATAGCATCGTATTTTTTTAAATCGTTATTCGCATTTATTTGATCCACAAGAAGTTTTAAACCTGCATCAAACGCTTGTTGTTCTGTTTCAAAAACATTGTGTTGTGCGTGACCAATTAATGGTTGTGACCAACCTTGATTACAACCAACAAAACTAATTGAATAAGACCATTTGCCATTATCAACAATTGCAGTATTAATTGTTGCAGTATATTTTTTTAAACATTTATATGTCATAGTGTTTGGATTATCGCACACATTATGTTCGTTATAATAAAACTGCTTCATTGCTTACTCAAATATATTTTATACAATTCGCGCAGACCTTGAATGCGTATGTAATCACGCACCTTTTCTTTTTTGCCTTCAACCATTCGGTCATATTTAGCTTGTGACATTTGCAAATCAGAAAATACAATTCGCTTTGCTTCAAATTTAGCTTTGCGATATTCTTCATCGCTAAAATAATCGTGTGCAATTCTTCCGCTTGTCTCTAACCATTCGAGCATAATAGAACCACGCATATCAATTACCGTGAACTTCTTTTTCTTGTATGCATCGATGTCTTCACGCAATGAATTCAACCAATCTTCTTCATTCACAACTGGTGCAAGTTGTTTCTTTGATTCGTTCACTTCACGTTGCCATTCCAAATTTGCTTTGTCTCGCAATGGTTTGTA